TTAAGCTATTTCGTACTTATAACGGATAGTACAATAAAAATTACAAACCATAAATTTTATTATACAAACGATATTAGTGGCAGATTCTCCACCAGTATACAAAATATAATGAAAAGCGCTATAAGTGCGGATAGACAGAGAATAGAAGATCAAATGTTTAAAAATGAATCCGAACTTTTATTAGAGATAACCAAAAAAGTTACTAAAAGGAGTTTGGTAACAAATTAACTTTACAATATTATGAATACATTATATAGTGTGATAATCATATCAATTGTACTTGTTGTACTATCAGTCATTATTATCAGAAATCTACTTAAACAAATTGAACAATTAGAAGATAGAGTTATATCAACCATAGATGAAACTCGTTCTAAGGTAGAAATTTCTTTAAACAATATGAGAGAAATTGATTTAAAACAAGCATTTGAAAAAGATGATGAAGTTGGTGAAACCTTTTCACAACTTAAAAAAATAATAGAAGATTTAAACGAAGAAATTTAATGACTAAACCAAGAAGAAAAAAATCCAAAATATATTTTGGTACACCCGCTCAAGAAGCAATAGTTGAATACAACAATTGTGATTGTTCAGAAACTCGTTCAAAGATTTACTCAGAAAGAATTAAATTTCCTTTTGAAAAACTTGCAGAGAATGTAATTAATACATTTAAGTTTCAGTATTTTGATGTTCCTAAAAAAGATATGCAAACCGAAGTAGTTTCTACTATGGTTGAAAAGATGCATATGTTTCAAGAAGGTAAAGGTAGAGCGTTCTCTTACTTTACTATTATCGCAAAGAATCATTTGATACTTGCAAATAATGGTAATTACAAAAGATGGAAACAAAACGCATTAATTTCTACAATGCCAGAAACTTGGAATCCGGAAAACGATTTTGATGATGTAAATGAGGCAAGTGAGTTTAAAGAATTTAAACACATTATGATTTCGTATTGGGATAGAAATTTAAATTCCATCTTTACCAAAAAAAGAGATTTACAAATTGCAGATGCAATCTTAGAATTATTTCGTAGAAGTGAACATATTGAAAACTTTAATAAGAAACACCTCTATCTTTTGGTAAGAGAAATGACAGATTGTAAAACTCATTACATTACCAAAGTTGTAAATACGATGAAGAAACATCAGAAGGTAATGTTAAATGATTATTTAGAGTATGGTGAATTTAGAGAACCAAAAAAGAAAGAATTTTGGCAAGCACCAACTCAAGATGATATGGTAGATTCAAATCCATATATTGATGAAGAGTTTTTATAAAATACTCTCATTATAATAATACTATAAATTTTATAATAAAAGTATATTTATATATAATACAAAAAAATACCAATGAGTTATATATTAGGAATTAGTTGTGGTTACCACGATTCGGCAGCAACTTTATTAAAAGATGGAAAAGTTTTAGGAGCTTGTGAAGAAGAAAGATTCACAGGTATAAAACATGATTCATCATTTCCTACAAATACTATTAATTGGTTATTTAAAAAATTCAATGTTGATGGTAGAGAAATTGAGGTTGTTACTTTTTATGATAACCCCCATACTAAATTAGATAGAATTGAAACATCTACTAAGAGAGGACCTAAATCTGAAAAGGAAAATAGATTAGAGATAATCAAAAGAAACAAAGATAAAATTACTGAGATAGAAAATTGTATTAAGGAAATAACAAATCCTTATGTAGATATTCAATATGGTGACCATCATTTATCTCACGTAGCGTATTCATACTATACTTCCCCATTTCAAAAGGCATCTATTCTTTCAGTAGATGGTGTAGGAGAGTGGGAAACTACTTCTCTATACTATGGAGAAGGAAATAAATTATTCCCCCTACAATCGATTAATTTCCCCCATTCATTGGGTATGTTGTATTCCACCTTTACTGCCTTTCTTGGTTTCAAACCAAATGAAGGCGAGTATAAGGTAATGGGATTGGCACCCTATGGTAATTCAACTAAATTTCAAAAAAGATTTGAGAAATTATACACCACTACAAACGATGGTGGGTTTGAATTAGATATGAAATACTTTACATACGATTGGTCGGATGACCATATGTTTAATGAGAAGTTATCATCATTATTAGAATTACCAAATAGATTTCCGGAAGAAGAACTTACACAAGACCATAAAGATTTAGCAGCAACTTTACAACAACAATATGAGTTTTTGTTATTTCGTTTGATTGATAAGTTATATATTACTCGTTCAACTACTAACTTATGTTTATCCGGTGGTTGTGCCTACAATGGAACTGCTAATGGAAAAATTCTAAAAAAATCTTTATACAAACAATTATGGATTCCTGCTGCACCATCTGATGCTGGTTCTGCCATTGGATGTGCCTTAGAATACTTTTATAGAACAAATCCAACTTCACCAAGAATTGATAATACTAATCCTTACTTAGGTCCTTCTTATTCAAAAGAAGAAATGGAAGAAGTTTTAATCTCAATGAAAAAAGATGTATATTACCAATTCAAAATAGATTCCGAACTTATACCAATTATATCCAAACAAATTACTGAAGGTAATGTTATTGGTTGGTTTGAAGGACCAATGGAATTTGGTTCTCGTGCATTGGGTAATCGTTCCATACTTGCAAATCCATGTGACCCACAAATGAAGGCAAGGGTAAATCGTGTAATTAAAAAGAGAGAAGGGTTCAGACCTTTCGCTCCGATGGTAAAGTTAGAAGAACAAACTCGATACTTTGATTACGATAAGATAGTTCCTTATATGAATCAAGTAGTTCATGTAAAAGAAGAACACCAAAAATACTTACCTGCAATTACTCACATTGATGGTTCTGCAAGAATACAATCAGTATCTAACAATCATCACAGAAGAATGTATAAACTTCTTACTCAACTCAATGTAGATAATGGGTACCCAATGGTTCTTAATACTTCGTTCAACTTGAAAGACCAGACAATGGTGTTAGACCCACGAACTGCAATTGAAACTTTTTTAAATTGTGAAATGGATACATTGGTTCTTGGTAATTTTATTGTAAAGAAGAAAGTATTTTAATTAACATTATCTTAACATTCTTAACGTTTTCTTAACATTCCTATATTTATAATAAAGAGGCATATATTATGAGAAAACTTACTACACTATTACTTCTCATCTTCACCACAATTGCATTCTCACAAGAGGTGGAAGTAATCAAACAAAAAATTAAAGTAAATGATGGTATCCAAAAAGGAAAACTCGTTTATAATGGAACTAAACATGTACCCGATGGTATATGGAAATCTGAATTTGGGAAGGCTGAATATAATATGGGAACTTTAGTTTGGATAGAACCAATTAAGGGAGAACGATATACTTATAATCAGATTAGGATGGAACAACTCCGAAGAAAGGTACAACGTTTAGAAACACGTTTGGCATCCAATAATAAATAATCGTAGACTAAAGTGATTATTCGAAACCCTCCCAATATGGAGGGTTTTTTGTTTTACTATATTTATATACAACATAATATAGTAAAATCATGAGTATAGATTTTGAATTATTTCCTGGAAAGAACCTTGGTGGTTTGTTTAAGGATATTTACGATAACCAACAAACCAAAAAACTTAGGATATCTGAATTGATTGCAGAGATGAGAAAACTTATTCGTCATTCTGGTGATATGGCAGTTATGGGCCCTATTATAAAAGATTTAATTGATTCATCAGTAAGGAACGATGATTCTTTAATTAAGATGGCTGCGATTGCACAACGAATCATCGGTGCATCACAAAAAGCAGAAGGGGATGTTGGATTTCTTTCTGATACTGAAAAAGAACAACTTTTAAAACAATTAGAAGATACTGTCAATGAAGTTGCAGATGAACAAGATTTAAAAGTTGATTCACTTACTAATGAGATTGAAGAATTAAAACAAAGAGTAGGTAAAGGAAATGGCAGGGAGTAGAGAATCGCAATCAAAAAATAATAGGTTTGGATTATCTAACCAATGGACTACTGCTATTGTAGATTATGTAGTTTTAGATGATAACGACCCAAGAATTGCTGAATTTGAAAACGTATCGGATGATGTTGAATCATTAGATACTGATTTGGTTGGTTGTATCTTTGTAAGAGAAACCACAGATTTAACTTCCAATAACAAACAATTTCCTATTGCAAAACCATTTAATGATTCAGTAGGTATTCCCATAAAAGGTGAAACTGTTAGAATATTAAAAGATGGTAGTAATCGATTTTATGATAGAATCCATTCTGCGGATATTAATAAAGGAAATGCAATAGAAGATGCTGATATTTCGTTATTTGGTAAATCCGAAAAACCCTCCGAAAGTAAATCTAAAGATTATTCAGAATCATCCCAAACAACCATACCAAAAAAATCTTCGGATGGAAATGAACCAGTCGATAGAAAACAATTACTTGGTGATTACTTTGACCCTACTCAAATAAATAAATTAAAATTATATGAAGGGGATAGGATAATAGAATCTCGTTTTGGCCAATCTATTCGATTTAGTGCATATAATAATGGAACTAAAGATAATACTGAATTTTCACCAACTATCATTATACGAAACAGACAAAATGATGAATCTATTGAAAAATTAAAAAAAAGGTCTTTAACTGAAGAAGATGTAAACAAAGATGGTTCTACTATCGTATTATCTTCTAACAATTATAAATTAGGTTTCTTACCTGGAACTATTGATGATGGTGGTTCATCTGATTTTAAAACCAAACCAATTAACGCCAAAACTGATGAACCCGATGGATTAGATCAAGTTTTAATAAACTCGGGTCGTATTACTATATCATCCAAAACAGATAAGATGTTATTCTTTTCTAAAGGAGATTATGGATTTATCTCTGATGGTAAATTTACAATCGATAATGGTAGTGGTGGTGCAGATTTAGATTTTGGTGGTGATGTTAATATTACAACTGATAGAAATAGTGGAAATGTTTTTATTGATACTGGTAATGGAAATATACTTTTAAATACTACCGAAACCACCGAACCTTTGGTAAGAGGACAACAATTAGTAGATGTTTTAAATGATTTAATTGATGAGATAAAAAAACAAGTATTTAATACTCCAGCAGGCCCATCGGCAGTTGGACCAACTAATATATCTCAATTTGATGAAATACAATCAAGATTAAACGATATTAAATCTACTCTAAACTTCACAGAATAAATTATGTCTTGGGATATCTTTAAAACCATAATGAAATCCTATATGGATAATCCCAATGGAGTTAAATCCAAAGAAGATTTTGCCAAACAATTTACCACTGCTTATGATTCTGCAATGAAACTCGGTAGTGTTACTACACGCGGAATTTTAGGATTACCATTACCTCTTGCTAAAGGCAATACTGAAGTAATGGAAAAGTTGATGATATCTGCCTGTGCAATTGCACTCACCAAATCTGAAACTGGTAAACATAAATGGTTAAAAGATATAGGACAGGCAGTACTTGGTTATTGGGGCGGTGCTCAATTGGCACAAACACCACCATTGATTCCACCTCTTCTTGCATTTCAAAATATAGCATTAACAAGTGGTATAGTTTCTAATCCAGGAAAATGGCCGGAAACACCCGCAGAACAACCAACTGATTCTGCTGGTAACTTTTTAGATTTATTTATTTTGTACGCGCAAATACATTTAACAACAATACAATTTAGTTGTACTACTATCTCATTATATTTTGGATTCCCACTTATACCACCCTTACCTGGATTTGTTCAATTAACTGGTTATACATTAACTCCAGCAAAACCAACTCTAGTAGTTTCACCAATTGAAGAATTAAGTGAGGTTCAAAAATTATTAGATTCTATTCCAGAGGATAACAATACCATAGAAGGTGCAACTGCAATTGTTAAATTATTGGGTACTGTTGAAATTTTATCTGATGATGGTGAGGATGCTGGTTCTCAAATTAATACAATAAAAAAAGTATTATTAGAATCAATACCGACACCATCGGTACCAACCCTAAATAATCCAACTGAAATAAATGTTACTTCTAAATTAGGTGATGGAGTTGCAGTTGAATGTGGTATTGGACTTGATTATGATGCACAAATTTCACCAAATTTTAAAGTTAAAGATTTATCAATAAAAACAACGTTCCCTCATAAAATAAAAGCACAGGTTGGTTTGAGTGTAGATGAAATTATATGTAATTTAAAAGCAGTTTCTGAAAATATCTTAGAACCTATTCTCAAAAAATATCCCAATATGGTAATTAACTCTGCATTTAGAGGGGGCCCTTCTTTACCCGGTGGTAGAATATCACAACATGAAAAGGGTGAGGCTGTGGATTTACAATTTAGTGGATTTTCTCCAAAAGATTATTTAGCAGTTACTGAATTTATAGTCCAAAATATTGCATTTGACCAAATCATTTTTGAACATGGTAATTCAATATGGTTACATATTAGTCATAAAAGAGGTGGTAATAGAAAAAAACAATTAACAATGCTAAAAGGCAAATACGAACCAGGTATTAAGTTGTACTATGTATAATCGTACTGAATAACCATAAACTCAAACAAAATATATTTATACTAAGATAATAACAATTAATTAAAAATGGATTCAAAAAAGTTAGCAAAACTAATTAAAGTAATCGTAGAAGTAGAAGTTGCCAAAACACAAGAGCAATTCCTTTCTAAAACCTTCCCTAAAATATTAGAGGAAGAAGTAAATCGTAGAGTCAAAAAGGCTCTCAATGAGGTGAAGGGAGGTGTATCCGCTTCCTCCGCGAAAGTGGTGGAAATTGAGATAGACCCATTCGAAGCTGCTAATCAAGTATTACAAAACGAAAGAGTACAAGTACAAGAAAGTATACAAACTCAACAAAGACAATTCACAAAGAACCCAATTCTTAACGATATTTTAAACCAAACCAAACCATTCAGTTCACAACAAAGAAGTGGTGGTCAAATTGGTGGTGGTACAAAATCGGTATTAGATACATTACCACAACAAGAATTAGTTCAAGAAAATACTTACATACCATCTTATATGGATGCAGAACCGGATATTGATGAAACCATCAATATGGGAAGTTCTCTCGGTGCTGGCGGTACTGATGCTCTAAGAGCTCAAATATCTCAAAAAATGGGATATGGAAATATGGGTGGAGTTGGAGTTAAGAAAACAGGTTTAGGTGTTCAGACAGGATTGCCTGGTTTAGATAGAATACTAAATAGAGATAATTCAGAACTTGTAAAAAAGTTTAAGAGATAAGGAGATTATAGGTGGCTTACGTAATTGGTAGAAAAGTAATTAAGGATACTGAAACAGAATTTGATTCAGTTGCATATGGTATTACCTCTCCAACAAAACGAGGGAATGCTATGTTTGAACAAACATTTACATCTCTTGATGCTGCAAAAGCTAATTTAAGAAATCTACTTTTAACAAAAAGAGGTGAACGTGTAATGCAACCACAATTTGGAACAGGTCTTCACTCACTATTGTTTGAACCAATGGATAACTCATTTGAGCAAAAATTACAAGAAATGATTACCAACTCTGTAAGTTTTTGGTTACCATACATTACAGTTGAAAATATTGAAGTTGATATGAGTGATGAAATGAAAGATAGGCATACCGCTGGTATGAAAATTGAATTCACCGTTGGTAATAATATAGAAACACAAGAACTAACATTTACAGTACAGGGATAATATAATGGCACTTAACACCACAAATAAAAAAAATAGAGGTAGGGATATAAAATATCTCAATAAAGATTTTGGGCAATTTAGACAAAATCTAATTGAGTACGCTAAAACATATTTCCCACAAACCTATACTGATTTTAATGAATCATCACCAGGTATGATGTTTATCGAAATGGCATCTTACTTAGGAGATGTTCTTGGATATTACATTGATGATACCTTAAAAGAATCATTAATAACAACAGCAGAGGATTCTGAAAGTGTTATTGAACTAGCAAATGTACTTGGATATAAACCCAAAGTAACTTCACCCGCATTGACAAGATTATCGGTATTCCAATTGGTACCAAGTAAAAGAAGGTCAAGTGGTACTGGTGATAATTTTGAACCAGATGCGAATTTTTATTTAAGATTAAAAGAAGGATTGGGTGTTGAATCAAATAATGGAGTACAATTTAGAACAACAGATGTTGTAGATTTTTCTGATTCAAATGATAGAGAAATTACTATTTATGAAAGAGATTCTCTCACAAATTATCCATCGTTATATTTGGTAAAAAAATATGTTAATTGTATTTCTGCTGAATTAAAAACCCAAACACAAACATTTGGTACTTCTCAAGAATTTTCTCAAATAAATATCTCTGATACAAACGTTGTTGATATTTACGATGTTCGTGATTCAAGTGGTAACAAATGGTATGAAGTTCCTTATCTTGCACAAGATATGGTTTATGTAGATTATCCAAACACAGAACAATTTGATAAAGATTTATCACAATTCAAAAATTCTGTTCCAAGTGTTTTAAAATTGGTTAAAACATCTCGTAGATTTGTTAGAAAAATAAATACAGATGGAACAACTTCATTAATATTTGGTGGAGGTGAAAATAGTAATGATGAAACTCTAATACCTAATTTCAAAAATGTAGGTCTTGGATTAAATTCTTCTATTAATAAATTAGGAGCATCATTCGACCCTGCTAACTTTTTGAAAACAAATTCATATGGTCAATCTCCATCTAATACAACACTAACAGTTTCTTATTTAGTTGGTGGTGGGATATCTTCAAATGTATCAAAAAATAATTTAACAAGAATATCATCTATTTCATTTGATGAAGATATAACTACGTTTGACCAAGATTTAATACCTTTATACAATTTTTGTAAATCATCGGTTGCGGTTGATAATGAAGAACCTGCTGTTGGTGGACGTGGTATAGAAACTTTAGAAGAAATTAGACAGAATGCTTTAGCAAATTTTGGTTCTCAAAACAGAGCAGTAACTCGTAAAGATTATCAAGTAAGAGCATTATCTCTACCAGCAAAATATGGTGGAATTGCAAAAGTATTTTGCGCACCCGATGGTGAGTTAGATAATAATTCTCCTGCATCTATTTTATCAAACCCAAATTCATTACAAGAATTTACTGATTTGGTAACTTCTTTAAAAGAAAGAGATTTATCAGAACAAGAAATTAAAAACGAAGTAAATACCTTCTTAATTGGTAAACAAACTGATTCAAAAGAAAAGAATAATCCTCTTGCAATAAACTTATATGTGTTAGGATATAATTCAAACAAAAATTTGAATTTATTAAATAGAGCGGTTAAAGAAAATTTAAAAACTTATTTAGGTGAGTATAGATTATTAACCGATGGTGTAAATATATTAAATGGGTTCATCATCAACATTGGTGTGGATTTTGAAATCAGAGTATATGGTGGATATAATAAACAAGAAGTTCTTGTTAAGTGTATAACGGAAATCAAAAATTACTTAAACATTGATGATTGGACTTTTAACATGCCGATAAACCTTTCTGAATTAGAATTAATTATTGCAGGAGTTGAAGGAGTTCAATCGGTTCCTAAATGTGAAGTAACCAATAAATGTGGTGGTAATTATTCAAACGTTAGTTACAATATTCAAAACGCAACAAAAAATAAAATGGTATATCCTTCATTAGACCCTTCGGTTTTTGAAGTGAAATATCCAAATAAAGATATACAAGGGAGGGTTGTTTAATGTATCAGTTTTTAACCGCATCCAAAGATGCATCAATATACTTACAACAACCTAGTCAGAATACTGGGTTAGATGAAATATTAGAAATTTCCAAAACTTATTATGGAAACCTAAAAGATATTGCACATTCATTAATTAAGTTTGATATTACATCACTATCATCTTCACTTTTTAGTGGGGATGTTACTATGAGTTCTGCAGAATTAATTCTTCGTGAATGTGAATCATCTGAAATACCAGTTGATTATACAATCTTCGCACACCCAATCTGGCAAGAATGGGATATGGGAATTGGAACTCGTTTCGATGAAATATCTACCGATGGTGTAAATTGGAGTTCTAAAACAACTGGTGTAAATTGGTTAGAAGGAGAATACATTAGTGGAACGACTGGTTCTTTTAATGGTAAGGGTGGAACTTGGTTTACTGGTTCAGCTGCATCTCAATCTTTTTCTTACGAATCTTCTGATATCGTTATGGATGTTCTTACTCCAATGACAAGTTGGTTAGATGGTTCTATTCCAAACGAAGGTTGGATATTAAAACACGATTCTGTTTTAGAAAATGATACCGAAGATTACGGACAATTAAAATTCTTTTCTAAAGAAACAAATACTATCTACCAACCAAAAATTAGAATTGGTTGGGATGATTCTACATTTGAGACTGGTTCTCTTACTCCTTTAACCGAGGATGATATTCACGTAACGTTTAAGAGATTAAAAACAAGATATAGAGTTGGTAGTTCACCTGAGATTAGAGTGTTCGGTAGAGAGAAGTATCCACTTAAAACATATACCAATCTATACGCTTACAACGATGTAAAATTCTTACCTTCAACTACTTATTATCAAGTAAAAGATATTATTACAGATGAGATTATAGTTCCATTTTCAGATTATACAAAAGTATCATGTGATTCAAATGGAAACTTCTTTAAACTTAATTTGAAAAATTGGGAAACTCAACGAGATTATTATTTAGAAATCAAAGTTGATAGAGATGGTGTAATTGAATATTTTGAAGATAAAGATTTAACTTTTATAGTAGAAAAATAATAAATGGCAATTGATAATCAATTTAGAATAGGTGAGTTAATCAGTAGTGGTTCTCGTGCTATCGTCTCCAAAGATGAAGTATCGGGCAATCATACATTTACCATTAGTTCTAAACAGGTTTTAACTGAACCATACGAACACATCAAAGGTGAGAGAGATGGTGAATTAATTGGTAGAATTGAAAAACCCAAATACAATGAGGAAGAACTCAAAAAATCAGTAGATACTATTGTTGATGAGTTAATTACAGACCCAAGACCAGAAAGTCCTGATGTTGTTCCAAGACCAGTATTTGAGGATATGAGACAGAGATTCTTAGATGTTTCTGCTCAACTTGCTGCTGAAAGAGTTATTACCAGAGATTTACGTTCTCAAGTTGCTTCATTAGAAGCACAAGTTCAATCTTTGTTAATTCAATTGGATGCACTAGCATTACAAACAGCGGCCGCTCAAAACGAAGCACAGTCCACCAATGATAGATATACAACTATATTACAAGATTTCTCTACCGCAATCGTAAAATCAACTAAAGAAGGGATTGAGAGAGTTTCTCTTAAAGCCCAAACAGAAGGTTTGATTGCACAAAAAGAATCTTTACGTTCTATGGTTGGGTTATTACAATCACAATTAAGTGGAGCAGCAGCAGAATCATCCGCTGCGGCTGCAGGATTGAAACCTGGTTCTGATAATGAATTCTTCTATGGAGTTGAACAAGAAGGAAAAACTGATGCAGCATGGGATTCTCAAGATATTGGATTTACAACATCAAGAAATAATCCTAAACAAAGTGGTAAGGCTGGTAAGATTACAATTCAAAACTTACGAGATGATACGGTGAAAATTAACAAATTATCTATATCAACCAATCCATTAAGAATAGGTTCAGTTTCTTCTATTATAGGATTTACCGATGGTGGTAATCCTTCCAAAACTAAAACAACTGATATTGAGGTTGGTGCAAAAGAAAGTTATGATTTATTTTTCAGTACTAAATTTGCGGATCGTGACATAGATAGAAACACATATACTGGAGACTTTACTATAACTGTAACTTATGATGATGGTACTACTGCGACTGGTACATCAACTTGGGGTGTTAGAAAAAATAACGGATAACAAATGGCAATAGATAACTTTAAAAAAATAGAAGATACCAAAGGATACCTTGTTGATGATAAGGATAGAAAAATCTTTGAGAGAGAAATCTCCAAAGGTTATTTTGGTATTAATATAGGTGATACTATTGAGTTTGTTTTATATGATTCAAATGATAACCCTTTACCACAAGAATCTGCCAAAGGTAAAACTGCAAGATATATTGAGTATAACGATGATACCAAAAAAGATTACTTTGGTAAAACTCAACTAAATCAAAAAAATATAAAATCAAATCAATCAGAAGAATTCTTTGTAGATGTTGAAAAATTAATTAAAGAGGCAGGATATTCTAATGGAATATTCAAATCTCAAATTTCTTTATTAAACCGAAGATTGGGTTCTGATGGTAGAGAAAACGATACTACTTGGATACATGAGATTTCTCCTTCAAGAACCGAGATTAGAATTTTACCAACCATTGATGAAACCGGCAAACCTAATTCTGATTTAAATGAAAGATACGAATGTTTAATTCAAGGTAAAACATTTGGTGGAGATGTTCTTCCATTTTTAGATGAATTTGTAGAACAATTTAATGTTCAGACGGCATTAGAAAATATGTTAACCTTAAAAGGTACTGTTGAATCTGGTCAGAATTATATCAATCTAATTATTGAAGAATTCAAAATTCAAAACTTTGAATTATATTTACAAAATGTAAAAGAAAAGTTTGTACAAGCAGTAAATCATTATAAAAACAATAGAGAGTATAATATTCTTTCAAATAATTTTGGACAACCAAAAAGTACCGAACCTCAATTATGTTACGATACAAATGAGATTATGAATACAGTAACCACAATCATTGGTAATTGTATTGAGTATTATTTACCAAAAAGAAATGTACAAGAAGAAACTTCTTTAACCATTGAACAACAAGAAACTTTAGATAAAGTTGGGGAGATTTTGAAAACAGTAACAAGTAATCAAAATTATACATCAACAATACCACCAAGTGTAGTTGCACAAATAGTTGGGTGTATGAATCCATCTGCTATGAACTACAATCCAAATGCTACTATTAGTAGAGAGGATTTATGTGTATTTCCAAATATTTCTGAAAATGTGGTAATTGATGAACCCGCTAAACAAACTAAAGTAGTTGTTCAACCAAAACAAGAGGAAGTAAGACAAGATCCACCACCACCACCAAAACCGGTGTTATGTAATGACCCTAATGCATTGAATTATGGATTAGAAGGTGTTTGTATTTACCCACCAATAAAAAAAGAAAAACCAATAGAGTTATTTGATAATGTTGCAGATATTAAAGTTCGCGGTAGTGGATTTGATGATGCACTTCCAATGATAAATGTTGGCGGAGTTGCACAGATTGTAAATAATCAAACAACCGAACGAATATTAAATCCAAGTAGTTTATTAGTAAATGGAACTGGTGATTTATCCATACTACCCGGAAGTCTTCCACTATCAGGTACTTCAATAAATAACGTTCCTATTAGAAGTGGTGGTGGGACTAGAAATATACCCGCACCATCAATAAGTGCAGAACCAATTATTTCAATAAGAAAAGATATAAAGGAAAAATAACAAATGGCATTAGACCCAAATACAAAACCAAAAACACCGGGTACTATTAATGGAGAAATTCGTAATGGGTGGTCTTGGGTATCTATCATAAATCAATGGGCAGATTTTAGTACATTTACTAATACAATGAGTGGAGTTAACTATGACCCTCTAAATACATTAAACTTACAATCAAGCCCAACAACTACACAAACTACTACAATACCTGGACTTAATATAGCTGGGGATTTTAGTGGGTTTACTGGTCAACCATTGGTTGGCTTACCCGATTACAGTATTAATTTAGATAAAATAAAAGATTTACCAGATAATGCATTCAACATAAATGTTAATGCTGGATTTGGTAATGGTCCTGAATTTAGAGATTTAAATACAGCTGCATTAAATAATCTATTAAACAATGTACAACCTAATGTAGTGAAGGCTGCCCTTGTTGATAAACTCGTAACTATTACTATTAATAAAACTCCAGATAGAGGGGATGTTTATTTAAATGGTAATAGAGAAACTCGTACAGTTATACCTTTTCAAATTTCTGCAATACCATTAGATGGTCATATTTTTAAATTAGTTTATTCTAGTAAAACACATCCAGATATCTACAAAATAAAACGAGTAGATAATACGGGTATTGCTGCAGGAGCAGGAACATCTGTTTTACTTTATAAAAATGATAGCGTAGTTGGTACAGTTAATGGAACTATCTTTACCAGTCAAATTAATTGGGATACTTCTATTTGGGATATATCCAATACAATACAACCTACACCAAAGGTATCAATTGATGTGTTATTTGATTCTTCAAATATTTCAAGTTTATTAAACTATTCATTTGATGGAAATAGTGGTAATTTAACAGAGGGTGTTTTTGAGGCAAATGATACTGGAGTTTTTAGTATAACACCAATTTCATCAGATTACAATTTCCAATATATTTTAAAAAAGAATGGAGTTGTATTATCTTCATCATCATCTCCAAAACAATCATATAACTTACAACCAGGAATTTCATATACACTAAATGTATCTGCAAGTAAAGGTATAATACCTGATAGTAAACCACCTATTGTGGGAGTTCCAAGTATATCTGTAAGTTCTACATCCATAACATATAACCTTTCTGGTGGAGGACCTGGTATATCATACTCAACTTCCAATGCAGATAGTGTAAGATATTCATTGGGCAATACCACCCGAACTTTATCAGCGAATGGTTCAATTAGTTTTTCTAAATCAGATTTTTCTGGTGTTGGAAACTTTGAATTATACTTACAACCGATTTCAAGTTTGGGTGGAAGTGGTGATGTAAAAAAAGTAATTATCAATGTTTCAGATAAACAATCATTCGCAGGACCGGATATAACACACATCACATATCCTCAAAACATTATTGGTGAAGATTTCAAAGGTTATGATGTTGATTTCAAAGTTAATTGGTCATCTATCAATACCAATTGGGTTGATGTGTGGGTTGGTAAAATTTCCAATGAAACCAAACTAGCTACTAAAAGAGATCCTCAAGGACAACTTACTTTAAATGTTAAAGACGTTTTAACCAAAGCTGGTAAATCACTCGCAGAATCGGTTGATATAGTTGATTTCAAACTTTTATTCATTCCTTATAATGATGAAGGAGATTCTACTTTTGCTGGTAAGACAGAAGAAATTACTATTTCCTTTGATAAAGGAAATTTAAGATTACGTAGAGGAAATGTAGTACGAGATATTCGTGAGGCAATTTCTAAACAATTTGATACAAGTATTCTTCAATCAGAAAATTCAAAATATTTAACTCACCTATTACATTTAGGTGAAGGTGATAATAAATTAATATCTACATGGGGAGTTGATACTGAAACTTTTTCTGAATATAAAGTTGTAGACCCTTTAACCGGTAGAGAAGAAAAAACTAAAGAAGTTAAAACTTTAGTTTTAAAATTATACGAACCCCTACCAAAATCAGTTCAACCAAACCAACAAGTTTGGATGTCCAAAATTCAATCGATTCCTTTGATTGAACAAATGACAGTTATTAATGAGAGTGTTGAAGAATGTATCTCATTACAACCAAACTTTAATGAAAAATTTACCGATAATGTAGGATTACTTATTTATGATGATTTAATCGCAAGTGGTTCAACCTCATCTACTGATTTAGTTAATCGGTTTGTAAGTGGTAGTGGATTTGATTTAAAGAAATTAGATATACAATTTACAAGTTCTAATGGAGATATTGTTTGGGAAAACTTTGTAAAATATTCATCAGCAGAAGAACGTGTAGAAAATTATATATATAAGCTTAAATTAATTGATTTCTATAATGAGAGAATTGATTTAGTAACTTCTGGTTCCGATTACACATCATCTATATCTTTATTAAATGAAAAAGAAAGATTAGAATCTCAAATCAACGGAGTAATTGTTGGATTTGATGCGTTTGAAGATTATCTTTACATTAACCAAGAAACACCATCTTCAACTGATGCTAGAACATATGATTATAATAACGTAAATGGTTTAGTTAGAAACTTACCACAACACGTTCAAGATGATGATGAAGGACAAGAGTTTGTTTTGTTCTTCCATATGTTAGGACAACACTTTGATACTCTTTGGTTATATACCAAAGCTTTATCAGAAAAAAATAAATTAGAACACAAATATGAAAGTGGTATAAAAGATGAATTCTTATACCAAATGTTAGAATCTTTTGGTTGGGATGCTGATATGGGTGTTCAATCTCAAGCACTTTGGGAATATGCATATGGTAATTGGAACGCAAATGGTGATGAACGAAGTATAGATGAAACAAGTAGTTCAGTATCAACTGGAAAAGCTAATCAAAATCAAATTTGGAGAAGAATTTTAAATAACTTACCATATCTTTTAAAACACAAAGGAACCAAACGAGCATTACATGCTTTGATGAGTTGTTATGGTATCCCATCATCAATGTTGACTGTAATGGAATTTGGTGGACCAACATATGTTGATAGTAGTGGTACAACTAAGTTTACTTATGATGATAGAACTGCTGCAATTAACATTGGTGGTTCTGCTGCAATAACCATTCCATGGAAACAATATGGTAGTGATTATCCAAACTCATTTGAAATTAGATTATCTACCGAAGAAAGAGTTGACCAACAAATCGTTAGTGGTAGTGGCTGGAGTCTACATCTATTAAAAGATACAGGTTCTCATGCAAAAGTAGAATTAAAAGTATTAGAAGGGTCTGCCTTAATATCACAATCTACTAACCCATTCCCATTCTATAATGATGAGTTTACTCATATTACAATTAACAAATCAGTTGTTGGTGGTAATGATACTTTTGAGATTTTTGCAAAAGAAGGATTCCAAGAAAGAATTAGAAATGAGGCATCTGCTTCATTCTCAGTTAGTGGAACGAGTGGTTGGACAAGTGGAAGTGAATTAGTAATTGGTGGTTCTACCTTAACTGCTTCTATTGATGAAGTTCGTTTATGGACAACTCCATTATTAGAATCTGTAATTGATAACCATACTTTATTACCAGATGCAATAAATGGAAATCATAATTCTGCATCTACCGAAGATTTACTTTTAAGATTAGATTTTGAATATCCAAAAAATCGAACAATCTTAACACAAGCGGAAGTTATTGATTACATTTCTGGCAGCGTAGATAGTGGTAGTATTTCGTTTAATGATGTTGTTAATGATTACTACATAAATAATGGTCAATATGGGTATTTGGTAACTGGTAGTGTTTTTAATAAAACCGATGATGTATTTATTTCACCAAATCCACTTAAAACTAATTTTATAAAAAATGTATCTATTAATTCATTATATAGTTCATCATTTGCAACATCTTCTAATTTTGATTCAATTGTAGATTACCCTTACAATTACACTCCATACGAAAGAACTGTAACTGCACAAGTTCCTTCTTCTGGATTTAACTTTAGTAATAAGGTTAGATTTGAAGAACAATATAATTTAGATGGTACCGAAATTACCGAAGATGGTATTGGATTATCATATAGAGAACGTTCAACTCAAAAATCATATGATAAATCTCCAATAGATTCAGATAGATTAGGACTTTTCTTTTCTCCAATAAAAGAAATCAATATGGATATCCTTCGTTCAGTTGGACCAATTAATATTGATGATTTTATCGGTAACCCATCTGATGATTATAATGATTCATATAAAGATTTAACTCAATTTAGAGAATACTATTTCCAAAGATATAATTTAAATTTTAATGAGTATATTCAATTAGTAAGATATATTGATAGAAGTTTATTTGACCAATTAGAATCTTTAGTACCCGCAAGAGCAAAGGTTGCTAAAGGTTTATTAATTGAACCACATATTTTAGAAAGAAGTAAAACTAAATGGAATAGACCAAGTGGTGAAGAAAATTATCACGAAACCACAATTGATACAACCGAAACTACAAATGTAACTACTGAAATAAATAACTTTCTTACAATAGTATCGGCATCCGATAATATTCACGTATCAACTGAACAATCATTCTATGATGGTTATGTGAGTGGTGGTGCAAATGTTAGTGTTGTTTCTGATATTTTTAATTTAGATGGAAATATTATATCAACTGATTTTTCTAATCAAAGTGGTGATATCCGAAGAAATGAAGGAGCAACTATGGGTGGATTTGAATTCAACATAGATGCAAAGATGACTGGTTCTGCTGATGCATTCTATGATTCAACTACCTTTACCCAAGTTGGTGGATTTGGACCTAATGATTTGGCAGTTGCAGGATTTAACTTATTCGGCAGTGGTTCTTATTCTATTAGAACTCGTTTAGATGGAAACGGAAACATTGTAAAAGATAGAGTTAAAGTATTTAAAATAAAAGAAAGATATACCGAAACTGAAAAACAACAAATATCAGGCTACCCAAGAACAACGGGTTCTAATGACCAAGTTATATATGATGTGGTTAATGTTGATAGATATAATGAGTTTGTTAGTATATTACCATGGGATGCCGATGATATTACAAATACTATTGATAGAACAGTAACTCCCCTAAATGGTACGTTCTCAACTCATTATCGGTTTGTGGAAGATTTATCAACTGGATTAGAAAATTCATACTATAATGGGGCAAAACAAACTCGATTAACAACCTTAGATGGTGGAGAACCAGTACAAACATTCGCAACTAATCCGAATACTTTACGAGTTTCTGATAGTGGTAGAGGAAGTGGAGAACCAATCCTACAAATTGATTAAAAATAAAAAATAACTAAAAATAAAATTACTTATATTTATATATTGAAAACATAGAGGAATAAATTATGGCATATTTAGATAATTCAACGATTACAGTAGATGCAATCCTTACCAAAAAAGGTAGAGAGAAACTTGCAGCTGGTCAAGGGTTAAACATTACAAAATTCGCGTTAGGTGATGATGAGGTAGATTATACCTTATATGAACCAGCTCATCCAAAGGGTTCTGCGTATTATGATTCGGCAATTAGAGCAATTCCAATTACTGAAGCTTCACCAGATGAAACACAAGTTCTAAAATACAAATTAGTAACTTTACCAAAAGGAACCAAAAAAATTCCAAAGGTAGAATTTGGTGTTCCTTCTATTTCTGTAAATCAGACATCAGGTCAAGTATCACTAACTCCAACAACTTCTCCAAGTGGTAATTCACAAAGTGGATATACCATTGTACTTTCTAACAAGAACGCAGGTTCTGTTGTAGGTGCAGGTGCAAGTGCTGGTAGTGGAACTATTCCTGTATTTTTGGGTGATGAAATCACAACAACGGCAGCGGTAGAAACCGGATTAACATTTACATTTATTCCTAATCCAAATGTTACTCAAACCATTAAAACAACAATTACTGTATATGGTAACGAAACTGGTGGTTCACAAACGATTCCAGTAACCGTAAACTACATACAACCAACATAATAAGAGAAAGTAGAGAAACATGGCACAAATAACAGGACAAGCAGGAGTAAATTTATCTACTGAATTAGCATCGTATTTATCGGCTAATCAAGGTAACCTTACATCTGAACAATTATCAGTAATTATAAATCAGTATTTGACTGGTGGTGATAAGATTGCTGCACAAGGTGGTTCTATCTCAACCGGTATCTACAAAAGATTTGGTGAGTTTGATCAAGTAACCGGTAAGATTGAAGTAGTAACAACTGGAATGTGGAGTGGAGATACTGGAAGTTTAACCACTTTCTTTACATCATCTGACCAAGTTGCTGCAACAAGTGGTGATTACTATTATAATGTTTATAATGCAGACCCAATTGGAACAGATGCATCTATTCAGTTTGCAGTAGCATATGGACATAAATTTGGTAGTGGTTCAGTATCATTGGCCAATAATGATGATTCAACATTAGCAACTAAAGCAACTTACGCACAATACAAACAAATACTTTTAGACCAAGATGATGAATTCTTTACATTCGTATCTTCTTCAAGTGAAGGTACACACGATTCATCGGATATTTATGTAATAAATGTTGCAAGAGCAAGATACAAAGAAAAAATGGATGCAGGAAACTGGTCTATGAAACTTAGTGGTTCTACTGCAGAAATAAACCTTATTGATGATAGTGGCAAGAAATTCTCAGATACAGTTGGAAAAGCTGGTAGAGTATTTAATGTTGCTATTGGAGATTTAAATTTAGGTCAACAAGGAGAAGCAACTGTAACATCTACAACTGGTTCTAATGGAGAAGGTTTAGGATTATTTTATCCAGACCAAGGATTGATAGTTTTAAACCCAGCCGCAATTGCATCCGTAGTTGGTTCTGAAATAAGTCCTTCATTGGGTGTATCAGTAGAAGGTCAGAATCATTCTAAATTATATGATGCAATTAAATTGGGTGGTGATTTTGAAGCAAGAAGAACAGAAAATGTTTCTACTTCACATTACTTCGTAAGAGCAACAAACAGAGAATATAACTATTCTAACAACCCTTCATTTGTAAGTGGTTCAGATGGTTCATTCTCAGAATCTACATTTGAAACAGACCCTAAAACTTTTATTACAACCGTTGGTTTATACAACGATGCAAATGAATTATTATCCGTAGCTAAAACTTCACAACCAATCGCTAAATCATTTGATAAAGAAGTTCTTATAAAAGTTAAATTAGATTTCTAAAATATAAACCCCTCTTAAATTAGAATTTTAAGGTAGAACCCTCACTTCGGTGGGGGTTTTTTATTTCGGTATATTTATATAGAGGAATTATATTATGTTAAAATCAATACCAAAATCAAACATATCTCGTAGAAGTTTCAAAGTTTACAAACAATGGAATACTTCTCAACTCATTAGACCCGTTATTAAAGTATATAACGTAGATGGTTTATTTGATTCAGACACATCACCAACTGATGAAGGTGTGTTTGTACATTTACTTTATCAGAGTATTAAAAACAAGTATTATACCGATAATGGGTTATTAAACAACTATGGTTCTTTTTCTAATCCTGCCGAATTTGATAATGAAAGATTATTAGAAGATACTTTATTTGTAATTGATTTAGATAGAGATAAAGTTGGTGAAAAGATAAAACCAAAATCAGTAAATATACAAATTGGTGATGATACCTATGTTGATGATGGTAAGGGTAGATTAGTAAATCCAAATCCAACTTATACCTTTTCTAATTTAGATATTGAAAATGAAACCTTAACTATAACAAGTGGTACCGATTCATTTGAGGTAACTATATCTTCTATTGATTTAGAAACTGGTAGTACTATTTTAACATTTAATGGTGATACTGATGAAATGTTTCTTACCAATATAGATTTTGAATCTGGTTTGATTTCATTTACCGCAATCCTAAACTTTAATGGTATTATTGTGGGTAATCAATCATATGGTAATGTGTTTTATTCTGATGGTAGATTAGTGGTAAGTAATGTATCTGAATTTACTGAGTACGATTTACAATATCGTTCTACTACAACTATCCATGAAACCGAAATTTTATTAGAGGCAAAAGCAGGAGAATTTAATTACTCACAAAACCCATCTGCGGTAAATGTTACCCTAAGTGGGTCTTATGATTTTACAACAACTGCAATACCGAATGTATCACCAGAAAGAACTCGTAAAATAAAAGAAGTATTAGATATTTCAATTAAAGAAACATTTATCAGTTCGTATGATAGTTCTGTTAGTGGTTCTTGGGATGATTATTCTATTAACTCTAAAATGAATCCAACCGGGTCATATCTTGCCCCAATGGTAACCACAATTGGTATCTATGATAAGGATGGGGATATGGTTGCAGTGGCTAAATTACCACAACCAATTAAGAATTTACCAGATTATGATGTGAACTTCATTGTTCGTTTCGATACATAATCTATATTTATAATATACAAAGGAGAAATAAACTATGGCTTCAATACAAGAATTATACGAAAAATCAGATTTTGCTAAATTGGCAGATAAATCGAAAGATAAAACTCCAATCTCTGCAGATGATATTAACAAACTTCACAAAGATGAGAAAGCTCTTGCACAAGCAAGAGGTGGTAAATTATCTGATAAGAAATACTCAGATTCAATTAAGTACTAAAATCGTAAGATTTGAGTGTAATCATCAATCATTCTAATAAATGGGGATTTATTCATATACCTAAGACAGGTGGTACTTCTATATCAAGTGTATTACAAAATATAGAAAATACAACCTCTCCAATGGTGCATGATTCTATTCGTGTATTTCAGAAATTTCCTAACTATAAAATTTATACTATGGTTAGAAATCCTTTTACAAGATTAACATCTGCATTTTTACACGAACGGAGAAAAGGAAGAACTGATTATGATTTTGGAACGTTTTTAAAAAAATCAAATAATTTAGATTTAGTTCTATTACCCCAAAGTTACTATATTAACGCGGGAAATGTTGAAGTATCTTTTATCGGTAGATACGAAAACTTTAAAGAAGATGTAACTAACATCTTTACACAAATTGGAGTTCAATCTCCAATTCCGCACTTAAATCGAAATCCACTTTATGATAAACATCCTGAATTAAACCAACAAAGGTATTACAAATATATGTATACCGAAGAATGGATGAAGGATTGGGTTCGAGAGAGGTATGAAAATGATTTCAAATTTTTTAACTATGACATGGATATATAAAGGTCAAATAATAACAGAATTATCAGATATGCCCGAAAATTGTTTTGGGTTTATTTACAAAATTACTAACACAAGTACCAAAGAATTTTATATTGGTAAAAAACAAGTAATATCGGTTCGAAAAAGAAAATTCGGAAAAAAAGAAATTGCTGCTCTAACCGATAAACGAATAAAACATTGGGAATGGGTAACCAAAGAATCTGATTGGTTAACATATCGTTCTTCCAATGATGTAGTTAAGTATTGGAATAGTGAAACTACCAAATTAGAGATACTTAGATTTTGTTCAGGTAAAAAATCTTTAACCTACTATGAACTACAAGAACAATTCGCTCACGATGTTCTTGCTGATAAACATTCGCTTAATGAAAATCTCATGGGTAAATTCTTCAGAAAAGATTTGGAATAACGATTTATATTTCGTATCTTTGATACAAATAATAGGATAGCTATGCTTTCACATAGAGATAGAATAACAGTTATAAACATACTTGATGAAACTTTGGGTACTGGTACTTCCATGAAAGGAAATGAACAGTCACACCATTGTCCATTCTGTCATCACCATAAAAAGAAGTTACAAATAAACTTGGAAACTCAACAATGGCATTGTTGGGTATGTGATTCAAAAGGAAAGAAAATCCAATCACTATTAAGAAAGTTACATACTGATTCCCACAAACTAAAAAAGATTTTTGAAATCTATGGGGATGATTACGTTACATATACTCCATCTACTGAAGAAGAAAAGATTGAGTTAAGGTTACCAAATGAATTTAAATCATTACTAAAAGAACCAACAGGAT